TTGGGCGGCGCTATCCGCCACTTTTATCGCCGCCGCCGTGATCGTTCTGGGGGCCTGCTCGCAGACGCAAATCACGACCGCCGCCAGCTCGCCTGCCGGTCAGCTATTCTGCGCGATCCAGACCGGGGGCGGTGGCTCCATCGTCGCCGGTCTGATCGATGCCGAGGCGACCGCCGCCAACCCGCTGGCCGGTCAAGCCGCTGTGATGGCGACGGGCGCTCTCAAATCGCAGGTCGATGCCGAGTGCGCCGCAGCGGGTGGTGTTGCGGTCTCGCCGCCGGTCAATCCGGCCTCGGCTCCCGTCATCGCGATTGTCGTGCCGAAAGCCCCTGCGCTGGTCACTCCTGCGGCCCCTGCGCCGGTTGTCGCCCCGGCCACACCGGCGACGAACTGACAAAACGGCCAGCTAGGCCGCCACGCCCTCAGAATGAAAGATGTGTCATGCCTGTCACCCTTCCCATCAATGCCGTCACGCTGCCGTATGATCAGATCGTGACCATCGCGCTCGAATTCGAAGATGCCGTGGGCATCAAGCGTTCTGCCCCGGTCGGTGCGACCGTTGTGAGTTCCGATCCGACCATTGTCACCGCGTCGCTGTCGGCTGATGGCAACTCCGTCATCATCGCCGCTGCTGCGCAATCTGGTGCTGCCACCGTCACCTATGAAGACGGCACCGTGACCTCGGAGCTGTCCATCACGGTGATTGAGCCGGTCGTCACCAGTGTGATCTTCGAGGACGGCACCGCGACGTTTGCTGCCAATCCGACGCCGCCGACTGCCGCTGCCCCGACTGCTTGAAAGGCAGCTCCGCCTTTCATCACTGCAACTGGTGTGGCCGTCACGGCGGCCACACCAAAAGCCCCTACGAAGCTGCTCAAGCGGCGGCACAGATGGATCTGCTTCATGCCTGATTGGATGGACCGCGCGCAGGAGGATCAAGATGCACGCCTGGAGCAAGTTCTGGGTGCACATCAGTCCCGTCCTCGCCTGAGCCAAATATCGCTGAGCTGCGTGTCCTGCGGCGACGAAATCCCCGAGATGCGTCGGATAGCGGTGTCGAACTGCTGCCTGTGCGTCGAATGCCAAGCCGACATGGAGCGCGTGCACCGATGAGCTTACTTGAGGTTAACTGGCAACAAATTGCTGCTGCGCTCGCGGTGCTGATGTCGCTGAGCGGCGCGATTTACTGGGTTCTTCAGACGCGTCTTGGTCGCCGCTTCGTCGCTCACTCGGAATTCCGGGAGATCAAGGGGCAGCTGGAAGCAATGCAGACTGCCTCGTCTGACCGTCCCACCAAGAGCGATTTCCAGGGACTTCAGTCGCGCATTGAGCGTGTCGAAAGCAACATGACGGGTCTGCAAGCGCAGATATCGGACGTCAAGATCGATACCGGCGCGATCAAGGCTGCCCAGGCTGGCCTCGTGAGAGAGGTCAGCGCTGTCGCTCATCAATTCTCACTGCTCAACGAGTATCTGCTCAAAAGGAGGGGCGAATGAGCGGCTTCGCAGAGGTTCTTGCGGCGGACCGTCGCCTCGTCATCCTCCGGACGCTATCCGAGGCACCGGGCTATCAGCTCAACGAGATGGTGTTGCGCACAGCTGTCCAGGCGCTTGGTCACACTGCCGGTCGCGACGTGATCCGTGGCGATGTGGCGTGGCTGCAGGAGCAGCTATTGGTGCGCGCCGACGAGATCAATGTTCCCACCTCTGGCAAGCTTTGGGTGGTGCATCTGACCATCGCCGGTGGCGAAGTCGCTGATGGGCGCTCCCATCCCGGTGTTGCGCGTCGAGGGCCAGAGTGAGATGGGCCGTAAATCCTCCATCGACCGCCTGCCGGAAGACGTGCGCGGCCTGATCGAGCAGCTGCATCAGCGCGGCTGGACCATCGACCAGATCCGCGAAAAATTGTCCGAGATGCTCGATGAGGTGCCCTCCCGCTCCGCGATCGGCCGCAAGCTGGTGGGGATGCAAAAGGTACGCGAGCGTCTGACGCGGTCGCGAACGGTCGCTGAAGCACTCGCGAAGGAGCTGGGCGATGCGCCCGGCAGCGAGATCGCCCGCCTCAACGTCGAGCTGATGCACTCCGCCATCCTCGATCTCTACATGAAATTTGGCGACGGCGAGACGGTCGACGCAGACGGCATGGCGGCACTTCAGGGCAATCCGGAGGGCATGATGATGCTCTGCAAGGCGCTGGATCACCTCGGCCGCGCGAGCAAGAGCAACGTCGATTACATCCTGGCAGTTGAAAAGCGCGCTGCTGAGAAGGCGCGTGCGGAGGCGGCTGTGGCCGTTGAGACGGTTGGTAAAGAGCGCGGCATCAGCGCGTCCACGATCGAAGCCATCAAGGCCAGCATATTCGGAGTGCAGCAGAAATGACCCATGACGATCATATCGCGAAACACCAAGCGCCGCTTCGCCTGCCGGGTGGCGAAGTTTGCTTGAGTGGTGAAGCGGATATCGAGCGTCAGATTATCAAGAAGGGTCTGGCAGCTCCGCGTGTCACCACAGACATGGTCGATGCCGCCATTAAGTCGTCAACCTATTATCTCTTCCCAGGCACGACGCTGATGATCTGCGCGTTAACCCTCACGAACGGCTTCATGGTGACCGGTGAGAGCGCGTGCGCGAGCCTGGAAAACTTTGACCTCGACCTGGGCGAGACCATCGCTTACCAGAACGCCCGTAAGAAAATCTGGGCCTATGAAGGCTACCTTCTGCGGGACAAGCTGAGCCGGGAAGTGTGATGGCCCGCGCCGCCGCTCCCATTCAGCCAGAGACATCGCTCCCCAGCGTCTTCCTGCCTTACCAGCAGCGGCTCTGGTCGACCGTCGATAGCTCCAAACTGTCGGTGCATGAAAAGTCTCGCCGCACCGGCTTCAGTTGGGCGCTGGCTGCCATCGCCGCTGCCACGGCCTCCTCTGCCCGCATGGCTGACGGCATGGACGTGCTCTATATGGGCTACGAGAAGGACATGACGCGGGAGTTCATCGACTACGTCGCCGAATGGGCGAAGTCGATGCAGGTCGCGGCTGGCGAGGTGAACGAATTCGTCTGGACCGACCCGGACCACCCTGAAAAGCAGGTCGGCGCGTTCCGGATCAAATTCGATAGCGGCTACGAGGTGGTGGCGCTCCCCTCTGTGCCCAGGGCGCTGCGTGGCAAGCAAGGCTTGGCCATCCTCGACGAAGCCGCCTTCATGGATGATTTGAAGGCCGTTCTGAAGGCCGCCCTGGCGTTCTTGATGTGGGGCGGTCGCGTCGTGGTGTGCTCGACGCATGATGGCTACGACAACCCGTTCAACGAATTGATTGAGGAAATCCGCGCAGGCCGACAACGCGGCGTTATCACCCGCACGACGTTCGATGGCGCGTGTGCCGAGGGGTTGTATCGGCGCATCTGCCTCGTGCAAGGGCTGGAGTGGTCGGCGGAGGGCGAAGCCGAGTGGCGGCAGGAAATCCTCGATACCTATCGGGAAAACGCCGACGAAGAACTCAATGTCATTCCGAACCCGGCCTCAGGCGTCTATTTGCCGGGGCCGCTGCTGGAAGCGCGGACAATCTCTGATGTGCCCGTCTGGCGCTGGACCGCTCCGCCCGGCTTCACGCTGTGGCCGGAGCATCAGCGCGTCGCGCATGTGCAGCGCCTCTGCGAGGAGGAATTGGCCCCGCTGCTCGCCCGGCTCGATCCAAAGACGCCGCATGTGTTCGGCGTCGACTTTGGGCGCATCCGCGACATCACCGCGATCCCGATCCTGGCCATCGAGCGCAACCTGGTGCGCCGTTCGCGGCTGGTGGTCGAACTGCGCAATGTGCCGCACGAGCAGCAAAAGCAAATCCTGTTCTTCGTCCTCAAGCGCGTGCCGATGCTGCGCGCCGGTAAAATGGACGCCGGCGGCAACGGCTCCTACCTCGCCGAGGTAACGCAACAGGAATTCGGCTCGATCATCGAGCCGCTGCAGCTCAGCGAGCCCTGGTATCGCGAGAACATGCCGCCGATGAAGGCCGCCCTCGAAGACGGCATGTTGCTGCTGCCGCGCGACCGCGAGGTGATCGACGATCTGCGTATGCTGGCCCTGGTGCGCGGTGTCGCCCGCGTGCCGGATCGCCGCCGCACCGATGAAGGTGCCTCGCGCCACGGCGACGCTGCCATCGCGTATGCCCTGGCCTATGCCGCCAGCCGGGCCGATCCGGAGATGTATGGCTATGAGGCCGCTGGCCGGGATGCAGCGGCCAAGCATCAGCGCGACTGGCGCTATGCCCATGACGAAGACGACGACACAGCGCCACGTGGCCGCAGCGTTGACTTCAACCGGCGGGGAGGCTTCGTCTGATGCCTGACCTCGACACTCCCGATGATGATGCTGCTCGCCTCGCCTGGGCCAACGCCAAGGTCGACCGCATCCAGATCGAAGCGCGGGCTGCCTGCACCTTTTTACCGGGCTCATGGGACAAGTCGTTCGTGCGCCGCGTGGCGGATTTACTGGCAGCAGGCGAGCCGCTTTCCGACGGGCAGCGCTGCCAAGTGCTCCGTCTGACCTGGAAGTATCGTCGTCAGTTGCCTCAGACGGTGCGCCCCGCGATCAATCCCGCCGATCCGCTCAGCCCGCATTTCCAGGGCTGGCGCTCAGTGCCAGCCCCCGCACAATCACACCGAGCTCGTCTCGGCCTGGAGGCCCTTGATGGCTGACGATATCAAAAGCCTGATCGACCAATATGGCCAGCCGATCCCCTCCTGGCAGATCGCCCAGCTGCGCGAGAGCATCGCCGACACGGATGCGATGCAGGGCCGTCCTCCGTTCCAGGGGCATTTGTCATTCGGCATCGAGCCGGAGCGGCTGGGAAATATCATCCGTGCGGCCGACTATGGTCAGACGCTGGAATGGATGATCGTGGCGGAAGAAATCGAGGAGCTGTTTCCGCATTACAGCTCGGTGCTGTCCAAGCGAAAGCGCCAGGTCTCGCAGTTGCCGATCACCATCGTCGCAGCCGAGGACGTGGCAGACGGCGAGAAGCACGCTGTTTTCGTGCGTCAGTGGCTGTCTACCGGCGTGCTCGCCCGCGCCATGTTCGACATCTGCGATGCCGTCGGCAAGGGCTACACCGCCAATGAGATCATCTGGGAGAGCAAGCCGGGCTGCGTTCGCCCGCTGGAGATCAAGTATCGGCCACAGCGGTTTTTCGAGATCTCCCCCATCGATGGCGAGACCGTGTGGCTACGCACGGAAGGCGGCTTTGCCGATCTGGCTCCGCACAAGTTCCTGCTGCACACCCATCGGTCAAAGAGCGGCAACGTCGTCCGCTCTGCTCTCACGCGCATGGTCGCTTGGCTCTGGATGCACGCCAGCTACACGCTGAAGGACTGGGCGCTTTTCGTGCAAGGCTACGGGTTGCCCATCCGCATCGGTCGCTACGGGCCGGAGGCCGGGGCGGATGACAAGCGTGTGCTGTGGCGCGCGGTGCAGTCCATCGCTGGTGACGTGGCGGCGATCATCCCGAAGTCGATGGAGATCGAGTTCATCAAGGGGGCGGAGAATGCTGCCGGCACCGATCTCTACCTGAAGCGCGCGGACTGGCTGAACCGCGAGGTCTCGAAGCTTGTGTTGGGCGGAACAGCCGGCACCGAAGCGATCAGCGGTGGCCATGCGGTGGGCCAGGAGCATCGGGCGGCCGAGGCGGACATTGAGAAGTTCGATGCCGGGCTGCTCGGCAACAGCATCACGCGGCAGATCATCCAGACGATGATTGCCTTCACGTTCGGCCCGCAGGATGCCTATCCGACCGCCTCGGTTGGACGCCCGGAAGAGGTGCCGCTGAAGGATGTGATCGCGGCGGTTGGCGATCTCGGCCCGCTCGGCTTCAAGGTGAAGGCGCAGGAAATCCGCGACCGCCTGCAGCTGACCAAGCCGGAGGATGGCGACGAGACCATCGGCGGCGTGCCGCCTGCCCCCGTTGATAAACCTGCCGTCCCGCATCTGGCGATCACGCCGCCGGAGGGCATGACGATGCGACCAGGCGCGCTGCTCGGTAGACTGATCACTCTGCAATCCGAGGCTCCGCCGGAAGTGGTCGAGCAGCTCACCGAGCGCTTGGCCGAGGACGCCGCAGGCGCACTTGCTGGCATGACGACCGAGGTGCGGCATTGCTTCGAGCAGGCGACCGACATGCATGACCTGGCCATGCGTGTCTCCCAGCTAAAGCTCGATCCGCGCGCCTTTGCGGACGCCATGTCACGCGGCCTGGCACTCGCCGAATTGGTCGGACAGGCAGCACTGGTCGACGAGCTGCGGGGGCGCGGAAATGACTGAAGTCGCCCCTTTGACTGATCGGCTGTTAGCCGGATTTGCAGCCCAAGCTTACACCACCAGCACTTTCCAATCCGGGGATGTCAGCGCCACGGGCTTTTTCTGGGGCGAATTCGATGTCATCGCCTTTCGTGGAACGCAGCCAGACAAGATCGCAGATTGGGTGCGTGATCTTGATATCTGGCCAACGTGGCGGCGTGGCTTGGGTCTGTGCCACCGGGGGTTTGTCACTGGAGCCGAGAGTGTGCTTTCGGACATCCTCCATAGCTTTGAAGGCGGTCGGCTCGTCATTACCGGACATTCCCTTGGCGGAGCACTAGCGCTCGCATTCGCTGGTCTGCTGGTGCGGAGCAGTCATCCGGTTGAAGCCGTGGTGACGTTCGGCTCACCTCGGCTGGGCTTTGGTCGACTTCAGCGGCTGCTCTCGAAAACGACTGTGCGCCAATATGTGGATGGCAATGATTTGGTGCCGGAGGTGCCACGTCCTTACCTGCATATGCGCACACCGATTGCGGTGGGCACGCCGCTGCCCGACCCGTTCGATGCGCACGCGGTGGCGCGCTATGCCGCGCTGGTGCCTGAGACCGTGATAGGCTGATGCCGGACGATATCGCCACTGCGATTGATCTGCCGTTCAAGGAAGCCATCGACTTCTTCCGGCAAAAGGCGCGGGTGCCCACGTCCGACTGGACGGGGGTCTGGCGGACCGCGCACAGCCATTCATTCATGGTCGCGGGCGCCACTTCAGATGCCCTTCTCGGAGACTTCCAAAAGGCTATTCAGAAGGCTTTGGATAAGGGCACGACGCTGGCCGAGTTCCGCAAGGATTTCGACGGCATCGTCGAGCGCCATGGCTGGGCCTATAATGGCACACCCAGCTGGCGCAGCCGGATCATCTACGAGACCAATCTCTCGACAGCCTATTCGGCGGGCCGCTATGCCCAGATGACTGAGCCGGGCGCGCTCGCCGTCTATCCCTATTGGCAATATGTTCACTCCGGCAGCAGGCATCCGCGTCCGCAACATCTGGCGTGGAACGGCTTGACGCTGCGGGCTGATGACCCGTTTTGGGCGGCACACTATCCGCCGAACGGCTGGCGCTGCGGCTGCCGGGTGAAGCCGGTTAGCGACAGCGGGCTGCGACGCATGGGAAAGACTGCACCGGACACAGCACCGCCGACGGCCACCAGGCCATGGCGCAATCCGCATACTGGCGAGGTGCATCAGGTGCCGGTCGGGATCGATCCGGGCTTCGACTATAATCCCGGCATGGCCTGGAAACAGGGCGGTGCATCGATCCCAGTCAAGTCACCAGACCTCAAACCTGTCGGCCGCCAAGCCGCATCGCCAGAGAAGATCGCCAAATGGGTGCAGGAGCCGGTCGGCGATCTGCCGGTCGGCGATCTCTCCACCCAGACGCAGGCAATTCTCGATACCACAGCCGACAGCGTGGTGCTCTCGCCGGATACGATGGAGAAGCAGCTGCTGCGCCATCCGGAGATGACCGTCGATGATTACGCCGCATTGCCTGCCGTGCTTTCCCAGCCGGATGCCGTGGTGCAGCGGCATGATGGCGATCAGGAACGCGGCTTCCTGGCCGCGATCAATGGTCGCACCATGTGGGCCTGGGTGAAGGTGACCAAGAAGGCCGACGAAGCCTATGTCGTCAGCTATTATCGCGCCCGTCCGAAAGCAGTGCGGGCGGCGATGCGCAAGATGCGGCTGCTTGCTGGCAGCTTTGATCGATTGCTGGCGGGTAAATGAGGGTGTCGGTGGGGCCTGCCAGGAACCCCACAAATCGCTCCGAACCTATGGGTAAGGTTCGTGCTACGGCTGGCAGAATGACACCGTGTCGCGGCACCCTCGGTAAGCATCATAGTCTCAAGCAGACGGGAATTCCAGCATGACCGGTGCGAGCATCAAGTTCTCGATGGCCGACAAGCAGATCGCAGCGGTGATGGGTAGTCTGCGGCGGCTTGGTGGCCAGGATCGAGCGATGCTGCTGCGCGCGATCGGCGTCGGCCTCGTCGAAGCGACGAGGGAGCATTTCGACACCGCGACCGATCCGACGGGTCAGCCATGGAAGGCGTTGCTGCCGGCGTATGCCGCGATGAAGTCCGGACCGGGCATTCTGCGCGAGCGTGGAATGAGCGGTGGCCTGCAGGGCAGCATCACGTTCAACGTCGCCAACGCCAACACCGTCGAATGGGGATCGAACAAAGTCTACGCTGCGATCCATCAATTCGGCGGCGTCATCCAGCCGAAGGCGGCCAAGGCGCTGGTGTTCCGATTGGGGGAAAGTCTGGTGCTTGCGCGGCGCGTGACGATCCCGGCGCGTCCCTATCTGGGCTTTGGCAGCATCGAGCAGGAGGCAGTGCAAGACGCGACCGAAGTCATCTTTGCGCGGGCCATCTCGGGGCATCGTTGAGCGAGTGGATGTGTGGATTACATAGTCGCCACGTGAACGCCATGAAAACGCATGCGAGCAGGGCCACGCGGCGTCTGGGCTGCAAAACGGGGCAAACTCCGTCAGACATCAAAGCGGCCTGTACGGGGCTAGAAATCGACGCTGAAAATCCGTAGCCTGTCGGCGCACCCCGCATTGTAAAATCGACCACCTGATGCCCCATCGGGGGCTTTGCGGTTGGGATGCCCCCACCGCGCGCGCGTCGGCATCCTCACTGCATGCCCACTGCCCTCGCCACCACCCATTCCGTGCTGCCCCAAGACGGCTCCGCTCCTGAGTGGATACAGCTGCTCCCGGCTGGCACCTTCACCGCCCAGGATGGTCGCGGCCCCTTCCGGGTGCGCGACGCGCAGGCGGTGATCAGCGCCAGCATGTCAGCTGGCAGGCTCCCGCTCGATGTCAACCACGCCACCGATAAGGCGATGGTGACCGGGCAGGACAGCCCGGCCCATGCCTGGATCGTTGAGTTGACGGTGCGCGACGGTGAAATCTGGGCGCGGCTTGATTGGAACCCGAGTGGCCGCGAGCTGATGGCCAACAGATCCTATCGGGGCATCTCTCCGGTCATGGACGTGTCCAAGGACGGCACCGTGGTGCGCGTGCTCCGCGCGGCGCTGACCAACACACCAGCGCTCGCAGGCAAAATTTCCGCTCTCTTCAGCACAGGACCAGAAATGGATATCGCACAATTGCGGCTTGCCCTTGGGCTTGCCGAGACGGCGGACGAGGCGACGGTGCTCGCCACGGTTCGCACCAATGCATCCGCCGTAGCCGCACATGCCACGCAGCTCTCCGCCATCGCGGCGGCAGCCGGTGTGACCCTACTGAACGGTGCACCCGTGACGGTCGACGCGATCACTGCCGCGTTCAACACCCACAAGACCAGCACGGTCGGTGAAGTGGTGACGCTCCAGACGCAGCTCTCCGAACTGCGCCTGGGGATGGTCCGCGACAGGGCGGTGGCTTTCGTCGACGCGGCCATCAAGGCGGGCAAGCCCATCGCGGTCCAATTGGTGCGCGAGCACTACATCAAGCAGCACATGGCCGATCCGGCGGGGACGGAAGTGGTGCTCAACGCGCTGCCGAGCATCAACGCCGGCGGCGTTGTGGTCGAGCAGATGGTGTCGCAAGACGGCAGCGACCCGCTGACCAAGACGGAGATGACCATCTGCAAGCAGATGGGGCTCGATCCGAAGAAGTTCGCCGAAAACAAAAAGCGCCAGCGCGGCGCAAGTGATGGGAGCGAGGCATAATGGCACTCTCTGCTGATGCCCTTTACACGCGCCGGGGCAGCGCGAAGCCGCACAACGAGTTCGGCTATCAGGTCGCACCGGGCGAGAAAATCTATCGCGGTGCTCTGATCGGCGTGAATGCGAGCAGCCTGATCGTTCGTCTGCAGGACAGCGAAGTGGCGTTTATCGGTCTGGCAGACCGTCAGTTTGATAACAGCACGTCTTCCGCGCCGTCGGCGATCTCCGTGGTCGGCCTGAAGGGCACGTGGCAGATCACCGTGCCGAGCGCTGCGCCAGCGAATATCGGTGCGCCGGTCTACGCCTCGGACGACGCCACCGTCACGCTGACGCAGAACGGCTCCGCCCCCTTCCTGCCGCAGATCGGAACCCTCGTGGGGATCGAGAACGGCAACACCTTTGTCGCAATCGCTGGGAGCTAACCCATGGCAGATATTACCTCGGCCGTTCTCGGGGCCATCAATAACGGCCTGAACCTCGCCTACAACACGCAGCTCTATGCTGCGACGGCGGATATGACCGACTTCGTCTTCGACGCGCAGTCCACTGGTGCTGCCGAAGTCTATCCGACGCTGAGCACACTTCAGGGCGTGCGCGAATGGATCGGCGCGCGCGAAGTGCAGGCGCTCTCGCAAAGCTCGTTCTCGATCACAAACCGCACGTTCGAAGAGACGGTCGCGATCAAGCGGGAAAACATCGAAGACGACAAATACGGCATGTTCTCGGTGGTCGCCGGTCAGTTGGGCCGCGACGCCAATCAGCTGCCGCCCACGCTGATCGGCCAGCTGATGACGAGCGGCTTCACGGCACCCGGCCCGGACGGCACGACGTTCTTCGGCAGCGGTCACGTCAACTATACGAATAAGGGCGTGCGTACGACGACGTCGAACTTCGCCGTGGTCACCGGCACCGGTGCCGTGCAGGGGCCACCCTGGTTCCTGATCGACAGCAGCCAGTTGCTCAAGCCGTTCATCCATCAGAAGCGTCGCCCGTTCGTGCTGACCACGCGCTTCAACCTGCAAGACCCCACTGTCTTTGATAACAACGAATTCGTCTGGGGTGTCGATGGGCGTATGAATGTCGGCTACGGTCTATGGCAGCTCGCTTACGCCAGCACGCAGCCGCTCACTCAGGCAAACCTGATCGCGGCGAAGACGGCGATGTCTCAGATCCGTCGCCCGAACGGCACACCGATGGGCATCAAGCCGAATATCCTGGTGGTGCCGACCGCGCTCTGGCCGACTGCTCAGTCGCTCTATCTCGACTCCTTGATTGCCAATGACCCGACGACGCCGACCACGTTGGTGGCCAACCAGGTCAAGGGCGCGTTCAAGCCGAGCGAGTTCCAGTGGCTCAACTGAGCTGAAGAACTGAGCTGAGGAACCGAGATGGCATACGCCAGCGTGCAAGACATGATCGTCAAGTTTGGTGAGGAGGAGATGATCCGCCTGACCACGCCTGACGGCGAACCGATGACTGCGGTGCGGTCGTATCCGGTGGAAGATGCGCTGAATTTTGCCGCCTCGTTCATCGATACCTATCTGCGCAAGCGCTACCGGGTGCCTCTCGATCTGGTGCCGTCCGAGGTCGCCCGCGCCACGATCATGCTGGCGCGCTACGAGTTGTCGATCGGCGGCCAGAAGACGGTGTCTGACGAAACGAAAATGGCGCGGCAGGAGGCTGTCAGCTGGCTACGTGATGTGGCCGATGGCCGCGTCTGGCTCGACCTGGAAGAGGTGACGGCTGATGGCTCCTCGGGTGCCGAGGTCAGTGTGCGTCAGGGGAGATCCTGGTGACCGTCTCCATTGTCACGCCCGGCCCGCTGGCCACCGCAGCACTGGCGCTGCAGGCGCGTGTGCAGGCGATCTTCCCGCCGGAGAAGTTCACCTTCGGCTGGGTGCCTGCGCGTGTGACGCGTGAAACCTGGAAAACACTGACCCGCCGCACGCCATTCATCGGTATTGGCTGGACCGACCTCAAACACGACGCGACCGGTCGGCTCTGGTCGGGGAGCGGTCGCTGGACAGTGTTTCTGGCGACCAAGAACGCCTCGGGAAATGCGGGCCGGTATTTCGGCGATGCGCTGGCACCCGGCCTGTTCAGCGAGGTCGAGGCGGCGGTTGCCTGCCTGCACGGCATGACGATCAAAGGGGTGGGGTCGGTAGAAGTATCCTCGGCATCCAACATGGCCATCGAAGGCTGGGATGATGAGGACATGATGCTGGCGATGCTCGATCTGGAGATAGGCACGACGCTTGCGATGAACGACGTGCTGACCGGCATCGCCGGTTCGACCGCACCCGCCTCCGCTGCGGCCGCTCCTACATCGAATGACCCGAACGATTTCGGCCTGTTCCAGACGCTGGCCATCAACTGGAATTTCGATGGCACCAACACCGTGCTCACCAACATCAATGAGATCCCATCATGAGCAAGATTTACGTCAAGCCACTCCCTGGCATGACCGTCCCGCTGCCGCGCAACACGCCGGTTGGACCTTATCCCGTGGTTCCGGCTGACGGGATGTGGGTGGAGCTCGACACGTTCATCAGCCGCCGCCTCGCCGATGGCGATTTGGTCGAGGTAACGCCGCCAGCAAGTGCGCCAGCGTCCGACCAGACACCGGTGGCCATTGCGGCACCGGCGGCAGCTACCAAGCAGACCGGGAGTGAAGGCGCATGAGCGGCACGCAGAGCCAGGTGATTTCGTTCAACGAAATCCCCTACACGTGGTTGGTGCCGGGCTCCTATATGGAAGTGCGGCCGAACTACTCCAACGCCGGGGTGTTCGACTGGCCCGCCAAGGGGCTGATCGTCGGCCAGATGCTCGCCAGTGGGAGTGCCACGCCGGGCCAGGTTTACCTGCTGACCAGTGTTCAGCAGGCGCAGGGGCTGTTCGGCATGGGCTCACAGGCCGCCGAAATGGCTTGGGCGTTCCTCAAGGCCAATCCCTTCACCCAGGTTTACATCGTCGGCGTCTCCGATGCTTTGACGGGTGTTGCAGCCATGGGTGCCTTGGCACTCGGCGGTGCCGTCACGGGGGCAGCTCCCCTGCAGCTCACGCTCGCCGGTCGTTACATCCCGGTCAGTGTGGCGGCGACCGACACGCTGGCGACGATCCAGGCCAACACCATCGCTGCGATCAACGCCTATGCCGATCTGCCGCTGATCGCCTCGGCCGGGACGGGCACCGTCGTCACGCTGACCGCCAAGCACAAGGGCACGATCGGCAATGCGCTCAATCTGCGCATCAACTACCGCTCGGCAGATGTGACACCGCCCGGTCTGACGGTGACGATCACGCCGATGTCCGGCGGCACAAACGATCCGTCGCTGGCTGGCGTGATCAGCACGATCAGCAACACTTGGTATACCGACATCATCTTGCCGTTCGTGGACACTTTGTTCGCGGCTGAGTTGGATCGGCGCTACACCGCGATGGTCAAGCTCGATGCGTATGCCTATGTCGGCCTGTTGGGCACCTATGCCGGTCTGGTCACAGCATCAGCTTCCCTCAACAGCCGGTTCCGCTCACCGGTCGGCGTTACCAATGCGCCCCAATCGCCGTGGGTATGGGCTGCTTCCATAGGCGGCATTTGCGCTCAGCGCACCACGGATGACCCGGCAAAAGGGTTCCAGGGCATCGTGCTGCCGGGCATTCTGGCACCGGCAGACAGTGATCAGTTCTATGCCGTTGAGCGCGAAATCCTGCTGGCCAACGGCATCTGCACATGGAATGTGCAGGCGGACCGCACGGTAACACTTGAACAGGTGGTGAGCGAGAACAAGACCAACAGCTCGGGTGTGCCCGATACGTCCTGGCGCTTTATCAAGGCGGCAAAGGTCACAGCGCGCGTGCGCTACGACTGGATCACCTTCACCTCGCTGCAATACCCCAACAACAAGCTGGTCAATGACGGCTCGTTGGCCGCCGAATACGACCCGACCATTGCCACGCCGAGCCGGGTGAAGGGAAGCTGGGCGGCGCGGTCCAATCTCTATGAGAAGAATGGGTGGATCGAGAACAGTGCGGTCACTGCTAAGGCCAGCGTGTTTGTGCGCGACGCCAACGACTCCAACCGGTTGGACGCGCAGCAGCAGATCCAGATCATCGGCAATCTGTTCGTGCTCGCCGGTGTGCTCGAATTCCAGTCGTAAGGAGCGGTTAGATGGCTCAGGCCCTTGGTATTATCGACGTCATTTGGATGGGCACGAAGATCCCCGCAGATAAGGGGAGCGGCTCGTTCGACACCGGCGGCATGCAGAATAAGACCGTCGTTGCAGGCCGTCAGGTGCACCGCGCGCAAGAAATGAAGGAGGGCATGGCCGAGCTGACCACGCCGCTGCTCGCAGGCATGTCGCTCACCGACCTGTTCTTCTCCGGTGACGGCGAGTTGCAGATCAACTGCGACACCGGCCAGCAATTCGTGGTGTCGGATGCGTTCCTGATCACGACGCCCAACGCCAAAGAAGGCTCGGGTGGCAACGTGAAAATGACCTGGAATTTCGGTCAGGCAGTGGAGATCAGTTGAGATGTCGCTCAAGAAGATGCAGGCCCAAGCCAGTGACGACGACGTGGTGGTGGTAATCGGCGACACGACAGTGGCCGAGGATGAGCTGGTAGCCGTTGAAGAGGACGCTGCACCGGAGTTGCCGAAGCGGGCGCAGTTGCAGCCGGATGGGTCGGTGATCCTCACATTCCGCTTCCCGCGCATGGTCAAGCGTTCTGCCGGTAATGGCGCAGCGGTGCGCGAAGAGACGTTCGAGCAGCTCCATCTGCATCGCCTGAACGGTGCCGATATGCGCGCGATCTCGACCGCTGTTGAGGGCAGCCGTGCCGTGGTGGCCATCGCCAAGTCGAGCCGTCTGCATGAGGCGGTGATCAAGGTGCTCTACGACAAGCTCGATGGCGCCGATGCGAATGCCGCCAGCGAAGTTGTGGGCTATTTTTTGGACACTGGCCGCAAGACTGGCCGCTGAGGCTGGCGGCGATTGG